AGGCAGAGGACGTAGTATACATGAAGGCACTTGAGGCTGACGATGCCGACGCAAAGGCAGCATCAGTGACCAAGAAAGGCAAGCTGCGTGATGCACCTGCTGCATCTGCAATCACTAACGCAGACACGATTGCAAAGCTAAAGGCAGCTTGGGATACAAGCGTACTTGGCGACAGCCCATACGCATAGGGAACATAGGCAATGGCATTAACATTAGTCCAACAGCCGGGTCAAATTTTACAAGTAGGGCAAACTGTAACGACTACTTATCAGCAGTCTGACGCAGCTACTCCGGTGGATACTGCGTTGACAAGGGCAATTACACCTAAGTTTTCAACCAGTAAGGTTATGGTTAATGTCGCCGCTTGTCTTACAGTATCTGATTCTGATGCTGCTGAAACCATTGTTCTTCTGAAACGCACCATCGGTGGTTCCGCTACTACTTTAATTAACGGTGAACGGTTTATATTTCTAGATGCAGGTGCAAGTGGAGACAACCACATTGGGTGGCCGTCTACAATGATGTATCTAGACTCACCAAATACAACTTCTGAAGTTACCTATATGGTTCAAATAGGTTTTAAAGCAGGTGCTACTGGACGATTTAGAGTGAACGACTTCCACTCAACATCAAATGCCAACACATCAACTATAACACTCATGGAGATTGCCCAATGATTAAGATAGGCGATGCCATCGGGGAGTTGGGCATTACGAACTATGTCATTCGTGGAGAACCTACGAATGAAAGTGAGTTCAACTCAATGTTTACACGAGTTGTGGGCGGCGTAGAAAGCAGCAATCCTTCAGACTTTGGTACAACATGGTCAGCCGTCAAAGCAAAGTATGATGAGTTAGTAGCTGCTGAACCCATGACCCTTTTGCGTAAAGAACGTAACAGGCGTATTGCTGCCACAGATTGGTGGGCATCCTCTGACCTGACCATAACAGATGCACAAAAAAAGTATCGTCAAGATTTGAGAGACATCACCAAGTCTACCACATCTCTTGATGATGTGACTTGGCCGGAGAAACCGTAATGCCGTACATAGGTAAATCCCCATCAGCCGGTGTTCGTAACCGCTATCGGTATCAGGCTAATGCCGGTCAGACATCATTCAGTGACAGTGATGCCAGCAGTGGTGTCCTGAACTACTCAGACAGCCTGTACATGGATGTGTACCAGAACGGTGTGCTTCTTGTACCCGGCACGGACTACACAGCCACAACAGGCACGACGGTTGTGTTGGTAACTGGGGCCAGCCTGAATGATACAGTTGAGATGGTTGTGTACGATGTGTTCTCTGTGAACAATGCCTACACAAAGACTGAGGCAGACACACGCTATCCCTTCAAGGGTAACAACAGTATCATCCGCTTGAACGGTCAGACCATCAGCGCAGACATCACGATTGACAGCGATGAGAATGGTGTGTCGGGTGGCCCGATTACGCAGAGTGCCACCGTCACTGTTAACGGATATTGGAGCATCGTATGACCAGTCAACTTAATGTAGATACCATTGTAGACAAGGCTGGCTCTGGCGGCACGAATGTAAAGGTTGCCAACAACGCTGTGGCTGTTGCTGAAGGTGGTAGTGCGACAACTAATGTTGTGCAGGGGCTGGTGAAGCAATGGGGAAGAATTAACCAAGATACTCCAGCAATACTAGATAGTTTTAACTCAAGCAGTTTAACAGATATTGGAACAGGAACTCATCGTTTCGTGTTTACAAACAACATGGGTAACGCAAACTACGCTTGTTCTGGTATGGCTCAAGCTGAAGCTGTTGCTAGAGGAACACAATACACAAACTCCTCCAATAACTCTACTTCGTTAGTAGAAAGAATTGACATAGAAGATGGTGGTACAAGAGATGCTGGCAATTCCGCTACAATAACTTGTGGAGACCTCGCATAATGGCAAGTATACTTAAAGTCGATACAATCACAGGCGTATCCACGGCTGGCTCTATTGCGGTGACAGGCGAGGGCAACTCGACCACAACGAATTTGCAGCAGGGGCTGGCGAAGGTGTGGATTAACTTTGATGGTCAAAGCACCATTGCCACACGAGACAGTCATAACTCATCCAGCATTTCAGATGACGGCACAGGTCAGTACACAACATCTTATACATCAAACATGGCAAGCGTTAGCTATGCAGCTTCTGGAAGTCACAACAGAAACGGCTTGTCTAGTACAACATTCAGCAATGACTCATCGTGGGCGGCTACAACAAGCGGCATTGCAAGCATCACTGCCGACAGCACTAATACAGGCAGAGACTGTGACGCTGTGCTTATCAGCATCTTGGGAGACCTCGCATAATGGCCAGTGAACTGAGAGTAAACACCCTGAAGGATGCCTCTGGGAACAACAGCATTGCCACCAGCTTTGTTGCAGGGGGTAGTGCGAAGGCGTGGGGCCATCTTGCAGCAGGTGGAGCATCTCTGCCCGACAGTTTCAATTTGTCGAGTATTGATGATGATGGCACGGGAGAATACGGACTTAACTATAGTAGCGCAATGAACAGTGCCACTTATTCAGTGACATCCACCATCAATTTCAATCATGCTGCTAACAATAATACACGGCATCTAGTGGTTGAAAGTAAAACAACAAGCAGTGTGGAAGTTGACGCAGGATACACAGCGGGTAGCACTGCCCATTTTACTGCCTATGACATTGAAACAACTGGCAGTGTTACTGTACACGGAGACCTCGCATGAGTAAGGCAGCAGAACTCGCCGCACTGATTGGTTCGCAGACGGCGCAGGGTAACCGGAACCTGATTATCAACGGTGCGATGCAGGTGGCGCAGCGAGGTACGAGTGGCACAAGCACTGCTGATATTTATACAGTAGACAGATTTGCTCTAGGTCACGGCTCACCTGTAAATGCTATGACTTTTGAACAATCAACTGATACCCCTGACAACTTCAAAAACAGTTTGAAGATAACAGCGGGTACGGGTGCAAGTGCTAGCACAACAGGTTATGCTATCTTGCGTCAAGCCATTGAAGGCCAGAATATGGCTCATCTTGGCTTTGGAACCAGTGCGGCGAAAGCCATCATATTGTCTTTTCACGTCAAATCCAGTTTGACGGGAACTTTTGGAATAAGCATTAGAAACCAAGCTGGCAATAGAGCCTACGCTGGAACTTATGTCATAAACTCTGCAAACACATGGGAATACAAAACTGTTGCAATTCCCGGGGATACATCTGGCACTTGGCCTACGGACACGGGTATCGGTTTCAATATTTTCTGGGATTTGGGTGCGGGGTCAAACTACGACATTGCTGCTGGTTCGTGGACAAGCGGCTCTAATATGTTTGGCGTCGAAAGTACAGTGAAATTAACAGAAACGACTAACGCAACTTTCTTCATCACCGGCGTCCAGCTTGAGGTAGGCGAACAAGCCACGCCGTTTGAGCATCGGTCATTTGCGGATGAAATGATACGCTGTCAAAGGTATTATCAAGAAGTAGCAAGTGGAAGCTGTTACTTTGCCGGTAATGGTCTTGGCACAACTAATATTATTGTAGGTATCCCGCTTGCCACTTCTATGAGAGCAACGCCATCTGTTAAACAAAACGGATATACTTTCCACAGGTCAGGCAATGTGAACAGTTCAGGTGCTAATCCTTCAGTAAGTAACTTTCAGTATGACATAGGTCGAAATGCAGTAGGGGTGCGTATTTCTGGGTGGGCTTCAAACAATACTGATGAAGTTGCCTACGCTGTTACGCCAGCAACTGAAGTGCTTGCTTTTGAAGCGGAGTTGTAAACATGAATGGAATGAACATTACGTCAGCGCAATATATGGCTCACCCGATTACTAATGAAAATGATGGTATAGAAGCCACCATTGATGGTCAGGCATACTATATCCCACTGGCTGTGGGTAACATACACTACGACGAAATCATGCGTCAGGTCGCAGCCGGTACACTGACCATAGCTGACGCCGACTGATGAAACTGGCGATGGAACCCGTACTCAAAACACAGATGGAACTTGAGGCACACGAAAAAGAATGTGCCATCAGGTATGCCTCTGTGCAGGAAAAGCTAGAAGCACTCGACAAGCGCATGTGGCGGCTGGAAGCAATGATAATGGGTAGCACGGTGATGGTAGTTGCTATGGTAGTTACAGTATTTATGGGAATGAATTAGTATGGCTGTATTCAAGGCATTCAAACCAGAAGCGATGAACAAAATCGCCAAGAGCATGGGCTATACAGGCAACATGGGCGAG